ATGGGTAACAAGGTGTCCTTGCAGGCTCCATGACAGCTGTTCTTGGCCACGTTCCTCCAAGGTTTACTTTACTCGAGTGGGACAGCAAGAGAATTTTCTCCACATCCTCGAACGCCACCGCATTAAGCACACCGGTCTCAGGACCAACAACAAGATCAACTCTTTGCGCAAGTGTGAGCGTGTCCCGGATACTCATCCGACCGGACTCACGTTTGATCCTGCTCTCGTGGCGCCATGGATCCTCAAGTATCTGACAGATCTCGTCCCCGACAAAAACTATTTTAGCGCCCTCATAATCCATAAGTGTCTGGGCAACAACCATATCTGTGTATGGCCAAGCCTTGTGCACACTGGACCCGGACAGCGACCATAATATTACAGGTCCCTCTCCTAACTCTTCCAAATACTTATCCGCTCTCAGAGCTTCAAGTTCTGTTGGGAAAAACTTTGGCTTCGGTGGGAGCGCCACGCCCGCGATGCTGTGCATCTGTGCAAAGTAGTTCCTGTTCATTCTTTTGTGCCGGGCTTTTTTGGAAATATCATAATCCTTCCTGCCAGGCAGTGCAAGCAGTGAGCCCTCTATACTCTCAGAGAACTGTACAAATTTATCAAACCCCTCCCGCATTTTGTCCCAATACATCCAAAGCTCTTCGTTAGGTACCTGATCTTTCTCCTGAAGGAATACTGCGTCAATGTTTGGGTCATCTTTAATTATATTGAACCCATCAGGGGATGTATTCACGGTGACATGATACCCATCCGCCTTAAGCTGCGGAAGTACAGAGGACATCTGGATCATATCTCCAAAACCCCCATATCTAACAACACAGACGGATTTGGCGGGCATCGTCACAAAGTCGTGCTCTTTCCATGATTTCTCAGTGTCCAAAGCTTCGACAATCATTATTCGGTCTCCATATCTTTGACCAACCTGGTTATTTTCTGGCGCGTACAGCCCCACACTTCAGCGATCTGTGTGTGAGTCATGTCCTTGCCCAGCATGGTGCGCAGTTCATCATTAGAAGGAAGATTGCTCTGAGCCAAAGTGGTTTGCGCTCGGAGAGTTATACTCGCAGAATCAGGAGGCACAGGGTTGTCCCCGGCAGCCACACCAACGACTTTACTCTCTTCAACCTCAGCGTCTTTTGCTTCCTGCAAGAATTTCTTCCTGTCCGCCTCCGCAGTAGCTTCCTCTGCAATTTTAGCTTCTTCTCTGGCATCGTCTTCCTCTTTCTGAGATAGTTTCTGATCGTTACCATCCTCGAAAACCTCCTGCCCTTCTCTGTTGTAATACTTTTCGTTCTGATTAAATATTGCACCAGGGAATGGTGGTGGGCCACAAACCTCGCCAAATGGTTTTGTTTTATCAAACATTACTCGCCTCCGCGTTTATATGTCTCTTCTTTGCCGACCGCCCGCTGCCTTACAGATGTTCTCACATCACTGCCATATTGGGGCTCTCGATCCATCGGGGTTGAATTGTAGCCCCGCTTCACATCTGCCTTTGAGAAGTCTTCTTCTTTGACCTGGGGATTGGATTCTGGCCAACCATACCCATCGTCTACTTTCACATCTCTCATATCGACCTCTTTTGTAAATGCGAGGAGCCTTGGCCCCCCGCAGTATTATTCTTTACCTGCTAAGTAATTTTGAAGTTCTTTCCACCTTTACTTGCAGACTCGCTACTTTTCTTAGGAGTTTGGTTTGCACCAGATCTCTTAAGATCAGCAGGTAGGTCCGTAGGGATAGCTTTCTTTTCGGAAAGTCCCTCTTTTGTTACATCAGCCATATTTACACCTCGTAAATTATAGTTAAATTTTTATTCTACCAAACGTACATATCTACGTAAGGAATACCCTGGCCTGTCAGCGATCCAGCTGTCTCAGCACCAAACTTAAAGTTCATCTCAACCAAAGTTCCTGAAGGGATGTCCTCGTTAAGAATAGCATTGGCATCATTATCCACATTGAAGCAGGCCTCGTCAGCAGTGGCATCTGTAATGTTAAGCTGTGCATAAGCATCATTGTCGCCGGCTGTCCCAACAAGTACTGCAGGTTCTGTGGTGTCCGCGTTGATGATCTCTGTGACCATAACTCCGACATCTACAAGCCTTGCCTTTTGGTTGTTCCCGTGCTCGTCCTTAGGAATTTTAAAAGACATTACTTCATTGGCCGCCCCACCAAAATCAAACAGTGGGAAGTTTATTCTGACCAGATGTTTATTTGAATAACTCATAAATCACCTCCTCCCTACCAAGTGTACAAGTCAATGTAAGGTATACCCTGACCTGTAACGCCTGATCCTGTTCCATTTGTGAGGTTAACTTCAATCAGTGTGCCGGCATCAATACTGGAACTTAATATAGCATCGGCGTCATTGTCAACATTGAAGCAAGCTTCATCCGCTGTTGCTGTTGTGATATTCAGCTTTCCATAAGCGTCATTGTTTGCAGCAGTACCAACCTGCACAGATCCTTCTGTCGTCAGTGTCTCAAAGACCTCAGTCGCCATAACACCGATATCCACAAGCTTCGCTTTCTGGTTGTTACCATGCTCATCTTTAGGCACCTTAAAAGACATGATCTCAGCAGCTCCGCCGCCGAAATCAAACAGCGGCAGTGTGTGCCTGATCAGTTTTTTGTTCGAATAACTCATATTTACTTCCTCCTAAAGCTCTTTTTATTAGAGCCCATTATTAGTTAATTGTTGGGTCTCCCCTATGAAAACCCAACAATATCAAGTACTTAGGCTGCAGAGTCCCAGAGGATGATACGCGCCTGGGCAGCAGCTGTGTGCACAATTCCAAAGCCAAGGAGTGCATACCATGCAACACCTTTATCACGGCCATAATCCCCGGGAAGTTTTCCACGGATTTCTTCTGGAATTGCAACGCCTTCTGCAATGGTGTCTTCACCCATAAAGTAACACCAGTTAGATTCGCCGCTGGTCCACGCAGCGGCAGCTGTTCCTGCGCCTGAGGTAGCAATGTTGGTCTGCTCAATAAAACGGCACCCTTCATATCTTCCGATTTCACCGCGTTGGATGTGACCGAAGCCAGTCTCGATGTACTGTTTAATACCTTCAAGATCATTTTTAAACGCTCTGTAAGTTGAAGGTCTGGCAATTGCATAATAATCTTCTTCCATGTATGGCATATATTTTCACACTGAGTCGCGAAGTCAGTGCCGTCAGCTGTGCTGACCGCTTTACCTTTCGGCAAAGATAAGACTATATCATCTTCTTTATCTTTTATCTTGACAGATAACACTCTTTCATTTAGAGTGGTTAAAGAAGCTACACGCTTCCAGACGCTTGTCTGTACTCCCTTACGGGATAGTCGTTGAACGTTAACATTAACTATAGAGGACAACTTATGAAAGAAGTCACAAAAGCTTACCTTGCAGGCCTTATGGATGGAGAGGGTTGTTTTAGAATCGAAAAGTATAAAAGCCGTCTCAGCCCTATCGGCGTACAATATCGCTGTGTTGTAGAGATCAGTATGTGTGACAGAGAGCCTTTGGAGCTTATGGCACAAGTAACTAATCGCAACTTTCAAAAAGATAAAACCTTGCCTTCTGGTAGAATTTGCTACAAACTTGTGTGGCGTAACGGGCCAGCCGCTGAGCTCATTCGTTTGCTGCTGCCCTACTTGATCTGTAAAAAAGACGAAGCGGCTTTGTGCCTCCACTATGAAGATAATGTTGCTCCCGGCAGAGGTAGAACATATACCGCCGAAGATGCTATCCTTTGTGAAAAACTTCGTTGTCAAGTTAGAGACCTCAAAAAAGTTAATGTTCTTCGCTGCTGATTGCCCATTGTACATACCAAAACTTTTTGAACTGTCACGCTTAAGCTCACGCTTTACGTTGTAGTGTTTGGTCTTTAGGGTGTCCCAGCAATTCATGCAGTTTTTCGATGGCGCTTACGCAGCCAAAGCCCCCCGATGTTGAGGGATATTTCTTTCCTTCATGGTGTCGATTATAGTTTTAACATGCTCTTTTCCAAGTGCTACGTCGTTTGTCAGTGTCGCTGTTCCGTTGGTAGTCAGCGTCACTGCAGAAGTGTTAGTTCCAGCTGTAGGCACAACTCTCAAAGGAGTCAAGTTAAACTGATCATGTGCTGCGCCGTCAAGCGCTTTTTTACAATCATTCTTCAGAACTTTATGGATAATTTCTTTTATCGGTTGTTCTGAAAGGTCATCTAAGATGCCTGTGTAAGGGACGCTGTTACCATACTCAGTAATTGTCATGGTCCCCTGTGTGATTGTAAAGTTGGTTTCAGGCATTACCTCATCTTCGGAGATCGTACCTCCTGCTGTTTCTACATCACTGTAAACATTCCAATGAAAATTGGCACCTTTGTGTCGATCTTGTGCTTCCGGGTCTTTGATGTCGCAGAATTGGCGAAACCTTAGCCCAGGCTGAACCGCAGTACGCAGCTCTTTCGAAAGTTTGTCTGAGTATGCGTATCCACCCAAACTGTTAGTTCCCCATAATTGTCCACTCATAATAAAACCTCTTTTTTATAGTGCGGGCTGCCCTCGAGCAACTCGTATACTGTTAATAATATCTGCTCTGGTCTCTTCCTTCGGGTCCTCGCCTAATGGAACTTTTCCGCCCGCTGGGGTAGGAGTTTTCTTTTTAGGTTTTCTGCCCGGGTCTGTCTTTACACCTTGCCATTTTTTGATGTTCTCTGCTGCCTCGGAGATAATCTCCCAAGGAGTTGCCATTGGTTTAGCTTCAGCGATCTTAGCCGTTTCACCATCCACCAATGCATATAACCTCTCGTCCTTATACAGCTCGGAATAGTCTGTTGCGAACCTGGTCTGTGCCTTGCTCAGCTCTGCTGTGTAGGCTTTTGCGACCTTTGCTTCTTCCCGATCATCGAGAAGTTTAACAAATTTGTTTGTGAGCGCAACTTCATCAATGGCTCCCGTCTGTGCCGGCGGTTTGTAAATAGAGGAAAACAGCTCAACCGCTGCGTCCTCATCCGCATCAACCACAGCCGTCACCAACTGCTTAACCTTCTCTGCGTAATCGTCCTGAGATAGATCACCGTCCAGGTTCTGCTGTTTGGCTTTTTCTACCTGATCAAAAAAGTTCTGTTCTCTACCTGAGAGATCAGCTTCTCTTATGTCAAGATCCTTCTTTAGGTCATTAGCTGTCTGCAGTTTTTGGTCACCTGCCGCGCCTTTTTGGTAGCGACTGACTATCTTATCTGCTGGAGTGACAACCTCCTCCCCATTAATCTTTAATTTTGTGGATGCGCTTTTCGGGACCTTATATTCATCTCCCTTATCTGTTGTGAAGATGAGTAAGTCCTCTGCTACATCTACTTCTTTGTCAATCTCTGGATCAACAATTTCTTCAACATTGGCTTCGCCGCTGTCCAAACCTTCATCCAAAATTTCTTCATCGTGCCCCTCCTCGGACTCCCTTCGTTGAAGAAGGTCTTCCATGTCAGATTCTCTCTTTGAAACGCCCATTTTCGGGGTGGCTTCTTTTGTAGTCATTCTAAACTCCTTAGTTTTCTGGTGTTAACGCAAATTGAGCCTGTTTGCCTGTTGTGATGGCTTCATTCAAAAACTGAAGAAAGCGTCGCGGCACAGCAGCTTCAATCTGCAACTTAGTTAATAATTCTATATTGTGGATGTCGGCTTTAGCTAACTTGCGCAAAGCCATCATCTCATCATCCTCTGCGCTCTTCAGAAGGTATGCTCCCACCGGTGTGGTGAGGAACGAAGCGCAGTCAGTGCCAATATTGGCCTGCTGCACTAACTTCTGGTGTTCTTTTTGCTCGTCGATCATATTCCATCCCTTCCTGATGTTTTCTTGAACTGCAGCTCTTCTGCTTTATTCTCCACATCTGCGAGTCTGGTCATGTTTATTGCACCTTTGATCTCTCTGTCCACATCAATCTTGGCCCAGTCCACATCAATCTTCTCTCTTGCAATACCAAGGTCGGTGTAAAGCTTTTGCATTGTGACTCCCTCATCTGAGGCAATTTTGGCCATACCGAGCTCATACTGCATAACAAGTGTCTGCTCTTTAACCTGAGCATCCAGCTGGATCCTCGCGCCGTCAAGCTGTGCGTCGCTCTGCATCTTGGCTTCTTTAATCTGAAGTTCTTTGGCTGCAAGCTCTGCTTCCGGATCTCCCTGGGGCTCTGGTCTTTCAAACGATGTGAAGAAACTTCCACCGTTCTTATGTCCCATCGCGCTGAAGATCTGATCTGCCACCATCTCTGTGTCCAGCCCAGCCATGAGCCACGGAGCAATCTCTGCCATAATCTTGAGACCTGACATGATTCTCTTGACTCTCTGATCCGGGTTCAAGTTCCCAAAACCAACATTAACTTTGACATCAATGTTCTGGGGCTCCTTGGACGGCTCGTGGAGCTTCATCTCCTCAGGAGCTTGAGGAGCTTGAGGAGCTTGCTCTGGTGGTCCACCCGGAGGTGGGGCTGCCCCAGTTTGAGGCGGAGGCATTTTGGCAGTGCGTTTTTCCTCAGACTTCTGCAGCCCCTTGGTAGCGATTTTCTTTATATGATCATCATCCTCATAACCTTGCTCAAGATCAATGAGCTGCTTCAGCACTGGTTCTACCCAGGTCTCCACAAAAGTTCTGAGGATATATTCTGTATCTTTATCTGCGCTCTCGCTGACTTTCTCAATTCCACCAACTGTCTCACCCAGGGATCTGCTGTTTGCCACAGAGCCTGCATTGAAAACTCCATTGATATCATCAAGATCATTATCTATCCGGTCCTGATCTGCATAAGATGAGCTTGTGACATCCGGGGTCATCTCCGGTTTCACAGAATCTATATCATCCGTAAGAACAACACCGCCAGGAACACTGCGCTGCAACGCAGCAAGATCTGTGTTCGCGTCTCTAAGGGCTATTTTTCGGCTGTTAAGTATGAGCTTTACGTTATCTCTGCGCTGATTTGTAACATCATTGGCTTCCGCCTGGAGGCTTTCACCGAGCTGTATAGCGCTTGCTGGGATTGCTTTATGGGCTTCGATGATTGTGGTCCCAAAAACAAACGGCCTGTGGCCAAGCTTATAAACATCTTTAATTGGTTCCGGTTCTGTAAGCAGGCGCTTCGTTCCAAGTGTGTAATAAATAAGATCCTCACCGCCACGTTTTACAATTATCTCACATACCCAGACAATCTTGTAATCATTAACCTCAAGCTCTGTGGTGGCTCCGCTCTCTTCACCTTCTTTTCCATCTTTCTTTTTTTCACCTATCTCAAGTGTGCCTGAAGCGATGATCTCTGCATCTGAGTAAGGTTTCCACTCAGGCTCTCCGGTGTTAGGATCAATGCTGTCCATCTTATCCCGGATATCTATCACATACATCGGGATGCACTCGATCAGATATGGGCTTGAGTTGATTGGATCTGTCCAGTCACAAGCAGAATCAAAACGAAAATTCTCTGCTTCCAGGAGTTTTATCACAGGGCGATCCTTCAACACACTCATTTCCGGGCGCATGATGGGCTTACCTGTGCTGTCATCAATCATTGGTTTGGATGAGTCAGCAGGATTCGGCATCGGAGATTCTCCGGATACATACTCCTCATACTCCCAAACTTGTTTAGAAATAATAAAACCATTTATTGATGCTTTCTGGAACGCACCAACTGCAAGCTTGAACCATGGAATAGTCTTGTCCAGCCTGTAGTTCAGCACCTCGTGCCAGTAAGCTGCATCAGTTCTTTTCTGTGGGTCGTCTGAGTCTTCTGCAAGAACAGACACCGAATCTGTGGAGGAGAACAGCGCCGCCGCAAGGGCTGCCTCATTCTTCCGCACTGCTATTCTGGTTTTAGGTCGGAACAATCTTGATCTGTTGTTGTAAGCAGATGTGTGGTATTTAGAGCCTTCCGGGTGTTTAGATTGGAAGTTTGCAAGGTTCTTGGCAAACTGTTTTCGGAAGTTTACATTCAGATAATCTGTGCTGGTGTCATACATCGTTTTGGCAAGCTTCAACCAGTCTGTACCTGGATCCTCGTTGTCTGGGACCTTAATTACACTATCATCGCCTTCAAGTTTTGGTTCGTCTCTCATATCGCCCTCTTAATATTTCCACGAGCATCTCGAGGCAATGCATCCAGTTCGACCTGATCGGCTGCTGCACGGCTAACTCCATACCTTTCGAGGAGTTCTCCAGCCATCAACCTTATCGTTTTTCCGTCGTTATCAAGCAACCCCTCTTTCACTCTGAACCCCCAATCTGGAGCAAGTGTCTCATTTATGACCGTGACAATTGTGTCTCGGACCTCTATCACCCATTTATACCCTGGAAACTCTTCTGTCAAGTACTTTAACAAATTTTGTCCTGTCTCAACGTCTAACATCGTCGGTCCGTACACAGGCAAATAACCAAAATGCTTGATCATGTTGCCATACGCAACCTCCCGAGCTTTATCGTTTGCTGTGTTCAGGTTGGACATATAATCAATTATTGGTGCTCCCATCAGTACGCTGCCTCCGCTTCTGGTTCTGGAGCCGACGCCATATAGCTGAGATTCACAGGTGTGTGCAACGACATTGTTGCGCTGTCCGAAAGATTAGGACTGCTGATACCAAGCTTCTTCATATCTTCCTTGGACATAATCTGGATCATATCAGCGGTGTTCTTCTTGCGGGGAATCCTGCATAGCTCAGATCTTAACGTACGGATCTCCGTTATTTTACTGGAAAATGATATCATCTTCTCAGCTGGTGTAAATATTCGTTTTGTTACTGCCAGGTGTGTATTATAAACTCTGTCCCGGAGCATCCAATATCTCTGGGATCTTAAATTCTTAAACAGTTGAAGGTTTGTGAGTTTCTGCTTTGTTGAATTTCTCTCACCCTCAACAGGCTCATACTTCTGTTTTGGGAACTCAGGTGACCTTGACCCCATGAACATCGTTGCAGTGATGTTACGACCATTAAAAGCTTCGTTTATTTGCCGTTTTAAAGAAAGTCCTATACCAACCCCATCCCAAATGAAATGATTTGCCCTTACAGCAATTGTGTAATCTGTGGCCCAGTCGCAGGCCTCGTTAACATCTCCGGTAACATTTGACAGTGCTTCCTTGATTAAAGAGCCATGGCGGTGCACCAACCCTCTGGCGTCGCCGCTGTCCGCAGGATCGTGGGCCACAAACTCAGATCCCCTGATCGGGAACGGAATCTCAAGATGTGCGTCAACACAGCTGTCAAACCATTCGGCTTTAATGATGGCATCATCTATCTCATCACTAAAATCCCCTTCCCAAATATGAGAGTACTTTGCATCTGACAGGTGTTCTTTATCCCACAGGCGCTGTGGTTCCAACTCTTTATGCCAGGGGTTATCTCTCCAATTCATAAAGACAATCAGATGGAGATCATCCTCATAATAACCGTCCCGCAATAAGTGCTGCAGGTAAGGAGTTATAAATCTTTTTGAGAAGGGATCTGTGCTGGCGCCCGGATTGCCGGTAAAGAAAAGCTGCGACTCACTTGCACGGATAGTCGGAAGCAAATCATCAATTGATTGCTGGCTGAGTGATTGCGCCTCTTCAATCCAACTATACTTAAAGCCCTGAGCTGATTTAACATTCTCTGGATTTTTGGCAAAACCTTTATATCTGAAGTTACCTCCAGTCAAACAATCAATCTTCTTATCTGTTATCCGGAACCCAGAAACATTTTCTTTTTCCAAAATTTCTTTTATAAGTTTATGGACAGAATCATCAATTGTGTTCTGGTACTCTCTACCACACAGTATATCTGCTTTTTCTGTCTGGCACCGCATAGGTAACATACGCCCCATCGATTCTGATTTCCCGGAACCACGGCCGCCAATAACAACAATAAACTTACATTTAGAGCGCATAACACGCTCAAAGCTTGCAGGGAGTTGGATCTTAGGCATCTTTATCATCTCCCGGCTTCACAAACTCCACTGCCCATTTGAGGTCCGTGCCATTAGGACCTGTTATTTCATGCTTCTCAGGAGCTTTATGTCCTTGGATGTCAGCAGCCAACTTAAGCATCTTTGCCTGTATATCAAGCGCTTCCACCTCCACCGTCTCTGTAATTACACCATGCCGATGAAAGAATTTTGTTTTCTTTGCGTGAGCAAGATTATGTATCTTTCTTTTGATGCTCGCTTCACTCAGTCCAACCTCGTCAAGCCAGAGTAGGATGCGTTGCTGAAGCTTGCGATAGTTTTGATTTCCTATTGCTGACAGCGTATCTGTAGTCCTGTAATTATACCCAGCAGCCTCCGCAGATCTGCGTTTATTCATAAAAGTTATAGGGTTTGCTTCGTTCAGATAGGCACGCAGCCACGCACCTTGCTTACCTTTCAGCCCAGAGTACATACCTTTAGTAGAATTAATAGGTGGGGCAGGCACAGCATTCCTTTCAAACTCAACTTTCTGCTCTGGATTTTCGGGATCTCCCATATAAACCCTTTAAAATATTAATATTTCAATTTATATAATTTTAAACAGTATGAAAGTACTTGTCAACATAAAAACATGAAACACCCTAAAAACAGTGCTTTTCCCCGTGAAACATTTCAGCTCTGTATCTCGTTCTGTATCTCTATCTCTCTATCTGTATCTCTATCTCTCTATCTCTGTATCTCTCTGTATCTCTCTGTATCTTTCTGTACCTCCAAAAACACCCACTAACCCCAAATTTTACTTTTTATCGAGATACAGCATAAACACCATTTCTGAACTCGCCGTTACCTATAGCATTTAATACCAACGGTTTAAGTAAAAAGTCGGTTTTTTCGGATTGATATTCCATTACAACACTGCGCCATATATCCATAGAAGTAAATACTCTCTATCTATAATATACACTTACAAGTATAAAAATAATATAATACCAATATTATATATATATAGCTCCGTAGCGACACTATTTTGTTAAAACTCTTTATTAATAATGGTTTCAGAGCGGCGAGTTCAGAAAATGGTTTCTGCCGTTAAAATCCAACTCGCCCATTTGTTGTTTTGTGGAACACAGTAAAAACATGGCCTTTTCAAATATTCTTTGCTTGACTTTGTTGAGAGCTTCAATTACGCTTAGATGTAACATAACTTTTAATTTAAAAAGGAGTTTTTTTATGGGTAAAGAACTGCAAGAACTTATCCCTCACAAATGCTTACGTTGTGGGAACGCTTGGTATGGCCTCGTCGCAGAGCCTAAGGCTTGCCCGGACTGCAAGAGTCGTCTCTGGAATACACCCCATGCACCAACGCACCCACTTCATTGTAACCAGTGCGGCTGCAATTGGGATGGTAAAAAAGCGAAGCCGCAAACCTGCCCAGCTTGTCACAGCAGACACTGGTCTCTACCTTACCAACCTAAAAGACAGCACACCTGCTGTTTTTGCCACCATATATGGATGAGCGCCCTTAGCGCGCCTAAGGCCTGCCCCAACTGTAAAGACCGTAATTGGGACATGCAGCTCGGTACATGGGAGTGCTATGACTGCAAAGCAGGTGGTCATGTGGAAGAGTGGGAAGTAACT